GCTAACAAAAAGTTTCCGCTCGTAGTTGAGTCTACGCCGATGCCAGAAGGCATCGCGGAGTTTGCACATATGCGTACTCCGGCGGATGAGGTTAGTCAAGAACAGGCTGACCCGTACGGCTTCCCCGGCGACGGTCGTGAACTCGCACCGGGAGCTATGTCCGCAACCGAGCCGCACGTCTTAGGATCGTACGGCAAAGAGTTTGGCGACATGCTCGTGCCCGGTAAAGCGAAGGTGGGCGAGCCACAGTTCGAACCTGCAAAAGAACAAGCTCGACGTATGGAGAAATGCATCCACGATCAGCTTCTCGATACGAATGCCGTCAACGTATTTCGTAAAGCAATCTTCGAGTCTGCTCTGCTCGGTACGGGCATCGTGAAGGGTCCGTTCAACTTCCACAAGCGTGTTCACAACTGGGAGCGTGGTGAGGATGGTGAGCGGGCGTACAACCCGTACGAAAAGACGGTGCCGCGTATCGAAGCCGTGTCGGCGTGGGACTTTCATCCTGACCCGTCCGCCACATCGATTGATGACTGTGAGTACGTCATCGAACGCCATCGTATGAACAGGCAACAACTTCGCTCGTTGATCATGCGGCCTCACTTCGACGCACAGGCCATTCAAGAGTGCCTCGCAAAGGGACCGAATTACGAGGACAAGTATTACGAAGACACGATCCGTGAAGACGAAACCGAACCGTACTATCAAGAAAATAGATACGAAGTCCTAGAGTATTGGGGCGTCTTGGATGCCAAGTTTGCCGACGAGGCTGGCTTGGAAGAGGCCAAGAACATGTCAGAGTTCGATCAGATTCAGGTAAACATCTGGGTTTGTGGAACGATGATCTTGCGCTGCGTAGCGAATCCGTTTACCCCAGCACGTATTCCGTATCAGGCGTTTCCGTTCGAGATCAACCCCTATCAGATATGGGGTGTTGGCGTAGCAGAAAACATGGAAGACGCACAGATGCTGATGAACGGTCACGTTCGTATGGCTATCGACAATCTCGCTCTCGCTGGTAATCTCGTGTTCGACGTAGACGAGGCGTCGTTGGTGCCCGGACAGAACATGGATATCTTCCCCGGCAAGATTTTCCGTCGTCAGTCAGGCGTCACGGGCACGGCGATCAACGGTCTCAAGTTCCCAAACACGGCACCTGAAAACATACAGATGTATCAAATCTCGCGTCAGCTTGCAGACGAGGAGACGGGCATCCCGTCGATTATGCACGGCCAGACAGGCGTAACCGGCACCGGACGCACGGCAGCAGGGCTGTCGATGCTAATGGGCAGTGCGGGTTTGTCGATGAAGACGGTGATCAAGAATATCGACGACTACTTGTTGAAGCCGCTCGGTGAAGCGTACTTCCAGTGGAACATGCAGTTCAACGACGATGCAGAAGACGTGAAGGGTGACTTGGAGATCAAGCCTCGTGGTGTAGCTGCGGTTATGCAAAAGGAGGTTCGCACCCAGCGCCTCACTTCACTCTTGCAAACCGTATCGAATCCGATGTTAGCTCCGTTCGTGAAACTGCCGAACCTTATGCGAGAGTTGGCAATCGCACAAGACATCGATCCGGACAGTCTCGTCAACGATGTCAACGAAGCACAAGTATACGCACAGATGTTACAAGGGATGATGCAAGATGCTCAACAAGCAGCAAGCGCAGAAGCTGGCGGCGCTCCTCCACAGCAAGGAATGGCCCCTAATGGAGGAGTACCTAGCGGACCTCCGGGAAGTGACGATTCAGGCCGTGGTAACGGCACAATCGGAGTCGGAATTGCGCCAAACGCAGGGGAAGCTGGGTTTACTGGAAATGCTCCTCAAGTTGAAGAGTAGTCACGAAGCAGTGGTGAGAAACGATGGCTGAAAAAGAAAAAATGACTCGTGAAGAGTACGAGCAAGCAGGTTACATATATTATGGTGACTTCGGCGGTATCGACGTGACGGCTGCTCCTCCTGCCACCGATGACGAGGAGCAAGAAGAAGAGCAAGCGCCAAACATCTTCACGCCGGTCAGTGAACGGCCTGAAACGAATATCTTTAGCGGTCAGCCGATCAGCGATTCGTACACATCACGTTATTCTACATACAAGCCCGAAGATTTCATAAAAGATTTTGACTCGTCGGCTATGACAGATAAGAGCAAGGGTGGATTTGAGAAGTTTTTTGATAATCAAGTAGGTGGTGCACTAGGCGTTGCGCTCACCCCCGCATTCGGTTTTCCGGTACTAGGTCTCGGATACGCTTTCGGGCAAATGGCCAAGAAACAACACAAGAAAAACGCAGACGCCATTATGTCATTCGGTGGTAATGCAGGTAGTATGTTTAAATTTAATGGGCAGACTGTGAGTCGTGCTCCGGGAAGTAGAGTCTACACCGGTAATCTCGGCGGTCTGAGTCATGCTGACATGTTCCGTTATGAAGAAATCAGCAAGCATAACTTCATTCCGGGCACCATGCAAGAAATTCCGGGTGCTGGTGTGAGGGGACAGGACACAAGACGCTCAATTTCAGGTCTTTCTGGCGTAGCAGGTGTGAGCGTGGACGGCATAATTATGGATGCGTTTGGTACGAACCACAGCGCACAGCGTGACGAAAGCGGCCTTAGCATGGTATCAGCGGGTCAAGCTCAACGTGCGCGTGAACAAGAATTTCGCCACATGGCGTCTCAGTTGGGGATCGACATTTCTGGCTTAAAAGGTCGTAACTTTGTAGACGCCGCTGTAGACTTTAAGCAATTTGTTGATGGAAAGATGAAAGGTCAAGCCTATCACGGCGGATTCTTCCACAAAACGAGCAACATGAATTCCGAGACGTATGCTCAAGCTCTCAGGGACAGAAAAACTTTTGGTAAGACGGCGTTCGAAAACATTGCCGAGAGGTACAATCTCACAATTCCGGGTGAGACCATAGAAAAGAAGCCACCCCCGGCAGCAGCACCTCCCGCAGCAGTAACTCCGACACCGGGTGATTCGGGCGATTCGTCGAGTGGTGGCAATCAATACTCTGTGACGACGGATGATCCGGCCTACACTGCTGTGGATGAGCAGGTATATGGCGGCAGCGATGACAACGGCGGCGGCAGTAGCGGCGGACCTCCGGGTGCCGGTGGTAGCACGGGATACGACACTCCCGGATATGGTAGTGGTGGTGGAAGTTCTCTCGGCAGACCCTCTGGTGGAGACTCTTTCACTGGCGCAGGACCGGGTGGGTTCTTTGGCTTGAACAGAGGCGGTCGCGTCGGTATGCAAGCAGGCGGTGTAGCCGCACAACCTGCTGGGTTCGTCGGTGGCCCGCCCGAGAACTTCACAGAGAAGCAAACCGTAGCTGACGACAGGCCGATGTCCGTCCCGGAGGGTACGTTTGTCATCAATGCGGCTGCTGTTGAGTTTGCCGGATCGGATGACATTAAAGAGATGCTTTCGAAGGCGTACGCTAAACTCCAGAAAAAGGTTGACAAATCGATCCGCGTTGCTAAAATACCAACAGAGGATGAAATCGATGTTGCCGTCTCTCGTGGCGAAGTCATCGTACCTCCCGAGATCGCAAAGATTATCGGTTACGACCGTCTCGAAAAAATCAACAATCGCGGCAAAAAAGAAGTTACGCGTCGTCAGAAAAAGGCGGGGGGTGGATTCCTCGCCGGAAAAAAGCTCGCAAACGGCGGTGAAGTAGATTATGAAGATCGCATTATTGCGGACGAAGTACGTCGCAAAATGCAAAGAATGCTAGGTAATCTTTCTGACGATGTGACTGTTACCTCTGAATATTATGAAGATCAGCCCGTTGCAAAAATGGCAGGTAAATTATACAAGGGAAAAACAGTATCAGACTATCAAAAAGCTCTTGCAGACGCTGCGGGTATGGTTCCTATAACCGGAAGATTCAAAGCGAACCCTCGCACTCAAGAGATAAATGTACCACAGACTCCGACGCTATTTAATCTTTTTGCGATGGCCGAAGAGATTGCCCACCTAGATCACCTAGATAAAAGACGCACAAATCCCTATCCTGATCCGGAAGCTCTCGGCTCATTCTTCAATCCATCCGCACAGATGAACAAGAAGTATAGCCAGTACGACAGAAAAGCCGGAGCAAAAGAGCCGTTTAATCCTTACGAAGCGTTCGAGATGGAAGAACGGTACAACGAAGAGATGAGAGCAAAAGCTATCGCGTACGAGACCGTGCGAGGCATGCTACCTAAAAGTAAAAAGACAGCAGACTTTACAAAATTAGGGTATCAAGAAGGTTTTGCTAGATACGTGTACGACAACGCACCTCCTGTAATTAGAGCAGGTCTTTTTAAGAAGTACCCCGAACTACAACAGTTCGTAGATGATAAAGACCGCTTTGTATCAAAGAAAACACCAATAATTAACGAGGGTGTGAAAGAGTACAACAGAAGAGCTAGAAAAGTAGAAGCTCAACGTAAAAAATAAGATTTAAGGAATTCGCTGGCTACCCGCTACGTTCATTCGCGGCCCCAGCACAACCGGAGCGGCCACCCACAGCCAAGTGGCACCGCGAGTGAGGTAAAATAAATGGCAAAACGAGTAAGAGGCCATCGTGCCAACAAGCCGAATGATTCCTTCGGCACAATAAACAGCGACACGCTGTATCGTGGTAACTATCGTGAGGATGTCTACAAAGACGACGACGATGAATCCGACGAAACTATGGAAGCCCAAGATGCGGACCCCGGAGAGGCTACTCCCCAAGAGGCAGCGAGTTTCGTAGAACAAAAACAAGAACCGGACCACGACTACAAGAAACGATATGACGACCTAAAGAAACACTACGATACAAAGGTCAATGAATTCAAGCAGGAAATCGCGGACTTGAAGACAGCTATGCAATCTCCTCAAGCACAGATGCCACAAGGAGTGCCCATGCCCAAGACCCCCGAAGAACTGCAAGCATTCAAAGAACAATACCCGGAAGTGTTTGAAGTCGTACAAACCGTTTCTTCACTCCAAGCTGAATCTCAGCTATCCGAGCTTCGTAACGAACTCGGCACGATCAAAGAACGGGAGAAGCAACTCGAAAAGCAGAAAGCCTACGAGGAACTGCTACGATTGCATCCGGACTTTGACGATATCAAGGGTGACGAAAAGTTCCTTGAGTGGCTGCAAGAACAGCCGGAGTCAATCTCTGACGGCATCTACAAGAACAATACAGATGCTCGTTGGGCGGCACGTGTACTCGATCTGTACAAAGCAGATACTGGCACAACAAAACGGAAGCGTACTAAGTCCGATTCCTCTGCAGCAGATGCCGTAACACGCACTGTTGCCCGTGATGTCAAGACGACATCCGGAAATGACAGGATTTGGAAGGCTTCTGAAATCGGCAAGATGAAACCGTGGGAGTTCGAGAAGCACGAACAAGAACTCGACACCGCACGGGCTGAAGGCCGAATAGACTACAACTCTTAAACCTCAACAAAGGAAGGACAGACCAATGGCTTTTGGTACTGCTGCAGGTTACGGTAACCTGCCTTCCGGTAACTTTACACCGGAAATCTTTAGCCAAAAGGTTCTCAAATTCTTCCGTCGCGCTTCGGTTGCAGAAGATATTACGAATACCGACTACGCTGGCGAAATTGAGAACTTTGGCGACACCGTCCGCATTATCAAGGAGCCGACAATCACCGTCTCCTCGTATACTCGCGGCTCGGTTATCAACGCGCAAGACCTTGCTGACGAT